AAGAATTAGCGTTTGGAGCGATAGCGAGAAGGTGAGCGTTCCGACGTCCCGTACCAGCCATGTCTGGTGCCTCACCTCTCTCTTTGCCAAGACGCACACTTTCCTCATGAGCCTGTGCGTGTATGTCGGCAAATATCCTTTGGTTCGCAAACTTCGCGCTAATGCTCTCCCACGGGAGATCGTTCTTTTGCAGATACCCATGCCATCCCATTGCCCCTAAGCCAATGGACCTTTCGCGTTTAGCTGAGTAAACAGCCTTTGAAAGTTCTTGTGGTGCATTTTCGATAAAGAATCCAAGGACGTTATCCAAGAATCGTACCAAGTCTCCAACCATTCTAGTGTCTCGCCACTCGTCGTACTTTTCGAGGTTGACGGAACTGAGGCAACAAACTGCCGTGCGTTCTTCAGATGTAGGGAGAGTGATTTCAGAGCATAGGTTAGACCCGTTAACTGTGAGTCCAAGTGCTTTCTGAGAATCTGGTAACCTTCTGTTGGATTCGTCGATGAAGTGTAAGTAAGGTGACCCAGTTCTGAAGCGAGCTTCAAGTATTCTTTGCCACAAAGTTCTAGCTGGGATTGAATCTCTGACATCTCCGTCATGAGGGTCTCGTAGTTGCCATTCTGTTCCATTTTCTACCGCCTCCATAAATTCGTCGGTTATGTTTACAGCGTTGAACAGGTTGAAACATTTTCTGTTCGTATCGCCTGTAGGTACTTTAAAGTTAATGAACTCGATAATGTCCGGATGGGACACGTCGAGGTAAGCGGCGTATGATCCCTTGCGGGTACGCCCCTGCTTCCATGCGGTCATACCTGAGTCGACAACCTTCATAAAGGGAATGGGTCCGGGGGCCTTGTCACTTATACCGCGTACATCAGACCAGTGACCACCGACTCCACCTCCTTTGACAGATAGCCAAGCAGTTTCAGAGTTGTGAGAAATAAGGGAATCCAGATTATCACCAACATAAGTGAGAAAACAAGATATGGGTAAACCTTTGACTGGTTCACCGTCTCTGGGTGCGTTAGATAAAACTGGAGAAGCAAACATAAACCAACGGTTGCTAGCATAGTCATAGATACGTTGAGCCAGAGCATCATCACCTCCACTGTATGCCAACGCGGCACGGGCAAAAGATTCTTGCGGACTGGATTCGTCCGGCAACATGTAGTAATCCGTTAACAACTTCAGAGCTTGAGCCGAGAAGTTCTCATCCCGTGAGTAGTCGATAGCAATTTTGTTGCAGTACATCGCTTCCATATTATTGCAGTTCCTTTATTAGTCTCTCCACATACCACTTGCACTTACTCGCGTTAATTGCAGGGGTATCTTTTTTGTGCAACCGCAATAAATATTTTATCGCTGTGCAACGTAAATGTCCAGTAAACTCTTCATCTGAGCAAAAAGCTCGCATTACCTCGATGGCTTCAAGCGTGTCTGTCTTGTAGTGTTCGGGGTTGACAGGGTCACTCATTGTAAGCCCCCAAAGTTTGCCTTGATGACGTTACCTTCCATTCCTTTAATTCTTTTCTTGTGTTCTTCTTTTAAGTCTTCTTCTGGGACGACTTCACCCAACGCCTCCAGCGTAACCCTTTCCAATCCCATTTCATATACGTCGTCGAAGTGCTCGTGTACTGCACCCAAGAGCCCTTGAAGAATGACATAAGTTGGGTCCACATAATTGCCATCTTCATTTTCGCCTCTAAACTCTTTAGTTGCATACGCACGGATAGCAAAGCCATCCTCGTCCTCATCCTCATCCTCTATGGGCTCCAGCACAATGTAGTAACGATTTTTGAGCATCCCTGCCTGTTCGAGGGCCATCAGCTTTTCTTCGTCTAGTGTTAGGTCAGTCATCTTTTTTCTCCTCCAACCATTCGGCCGGTATCATACTATCTGCCCATAGAATCCCGTGCTTGTCACACCATGTTCCGTAAGTTGTTTTACTCGAGCGGTTAAGCTTGTTGGATGCTCGCAGGAAAAGCATACGGATGTCAAGAAAAGGATTGTCCCTAATTACAAGTAACATCTTCTGACGGTCTGCTGGCGAGAAAAATCCTTTCGCCTCGATGTAGATGTCAGACTGCGGTAAGTAAAAATCTGGGGTATAAGTCTTGGGCTTCGGGTAGTAAATAAACTTATGCTTCTCGTACTCGTACTTGACACCACGCTCCGCTAAATTTTTTGCGACTCGCAACTCGTAGTCTGAGCGAAAGCTGTGTCTCTTAGGTCTCATAGATTGATAAGTCCCTGTATTGATTGAGAAATTCTTTCCTGTAATTTAGGAGTTGTACTCCCGATTTGCAGGAGTGCGTGGGTGTACTCGTCACCGGGGAACACCACGACTCGTCCTTGCCGTATTGTGTTAGCGATACGTATCAACTCATCCGTAGCGTTTTTACCGTCCCGCTCCCATGTTTCGTACCCTAAAGGTTGACCAAAGTGTTGCCACATAGTCAACGGCAGGCAACGGTCAAAGTTACGGGCCCACCTCACCCACGGGTCACCGCCCCGTTTGTCAGCGGCTTCGATGTAAACCGCGTAGGCTCCCTCATTCAGGTAGAGAAGCTGACGGTCCACTTTCTTCGTCATCAGAAGGGGCATCTTTTACCTCCAGTTTACGTAGTGTCGCCAGTCCTTCTGCCTTAACGCCAAGACCGTACTCTCCGCACTCGAGTTGAGAGAACACACGCCCACGTTTGTACAGCGTAGTTTCGTGTTGATATATCGTGTTATGTAACACATCCTCCATCAAAGGACGGAGCTGGTCAATGACCATTTCGTTGTGCTTACCCACATCCATCTTGATTTTCTCACGTAACTTTATGATGCGGCCCTGTAACTCCACAATTTTTTTCAGTTCCTGCGGCTTCATAATTCCTTTACCTTCAGTGTGTGATACCAAACGAGAGGCTGGATGCGAGCTCGAGATGTCACCTTACCGTGTTGAACTGCCTTAGGCCAACAGTGTTGACGGTAACCACAGAACGTACACTGCTTGTTAAGCAACTTATTTCCTGTGTAGATTTTTTCACCTTGCACCGTGTAGCACTCATCTTCGGGCTCCATCGGAGGTTTCTTAAACTTGAAGTTAGACATGAGTGCTTCAACTACACCGTGTGCCTTTGTCAAGCATTCCTCACGATCTTCTGCTTGATCTGTTGGGGCCTTCACAAACTCGATCTCACCAGATGATTTGTCTACAACAATCCACCCACCAAAATCCAAGCCCTTAGACTCTGCATACAGATGTCCTTGCATGACATACCCGAAAGGATCATCGTCCTTGATGTTATCGTATCCCTTTCCAAATTTTTGTTTGAACGAGTACGGGCTTGCGGACTTGACGTCCCACACCTTTGCTCCTTCAACTTCATCCTCCATGACTAAGTCAAGTGTACCCTGTACACTCTCATCTCCTATGGATAGTTCGCACTTACCTTGTGCTTCCACAATCTTTATTCCAGCACCTTTGAGCACTGCCATCACGGCACACTCTACGAGGTCACCTATAAGAAACCGTAAGATTGCGTTGTACTCCATCTCCTCTTTAATGCCATCCCGTCCACATATTTGTTGACAGAGAGGACGGCCGAGACCACTCATGCGTATACGCCACTTTGGGTCGCGGTTAAACTGCTTTTCAAGTGCCTCGCGGCAGTCCCTTGCAAACTCCTCAAGAACAGAAGGGGAAAGCGATGCTTCCCCCCTCACGGCTTGCTGTAAGAAGTTCTTAACTCGAGCCTCTGCTAGCATATCAATTGAAGTCCGCCGCTAGATCAACTTCCTCTTCACTAGCCTTGTTCTTCAACGCCTCCTTGTGTTGCTCCAAGATACGATGGTTCGACGCGGCAACAGTCTGTACAAACGTCCCTGTCAACTCGAAGTCCTCCTCTGCCATTTTGACAGTCTTAACTGGAGTAAACACAGGAGTGAAGTACGTTACACTGCCCATCTTGTGACGCTTCGTAGTGAGCTCAAAGATCTGCTCACTCATCAGCGTACCCTTCGGTAGCTTGTCAATCGCATCCTTTGCAGGACGGAAGCCAGAACGCTTGAAGTAAGCGACGACAGGAAGATTCTCAATCTTCACATCACGGCCGTCCCCGGTCTTACCGTTCATGCTAATCGTTGCGTAGAACACCTGATTACAGGTCGCTAGCTTTGACGCGAGAGTCTTAGGATGGTCGTCCCCTAGCTCCTGCTCTTCACTCTTGCTGATACGGCCGCACTTGTTGCCCCCCATAGTGTCAGGGAACTGGTGCTCGAGCTTAGGCTCCTGT